CCCGCAGCACGAGGGCTGCTACGAGATCCTGGACGGCCACCACCGAGTCGGCGTGCTGCGCGACCTCGGCTACGCCACGGCCTGCTGCCAGGTCTGGGACGTGGACGCCCGGGAGACCAAGATCCTGCTCGCCACGCTCAACCGGCTGCAGGGCGAGGACGTGCCGATCAAGCGGGCCGAGCTGCTCGACCAGCTGCTGCACGACATCCGGGTCGACGACCTGGCGCTGATCATCCCCGAGGACCTGCCCGACATCAGCAGCACGCTGGAGCTGCTTTCCTTCCCGCTCGACGACCTGGAGCAGAAGCTCAGGGCGGAGGAGGAGGCGGCGGACCAGGAGAAGCCCCACACGCTGACCGTGGTCGTGACCGCCGAGCAGAAGGAGCTGGTCGAGGCCACGCTCAAGGCCGCGGCCGAGGGGCTCGACGGCAAGCCGGTGCGGGGCCTCTGCCTCTCCCGCATCTGCCGGGAGTGGGCAGAGCAGGCTAGCCGCCCGCTGCCCGCGACGGAGCAGGCCGAGGGCGAGGCCCCGGCCCCCGAGGCGACGCCTACCGAGGCTGCGCCCCCCTCCGAGCCGTAATCGCACGGGTCCTGTCCGGGGACAGGCTCGACGGGCGCCACGGACGCCCGAGAAACGCTTAGCCGTTGACCCATTTTGACGCCTTGACCCGCGCTGGACGAATGGTGGCCGAGGGCGACCCCGGCCCCGTTCGGGTCTTGGTCCCCCACGGATGAGCCTGGCCTTCCAGGCGGGCCTGAGGCTGGCTGGCCGCGCCGGTTCCGGCTGGACCCCGGGTCGTCAAGACCCGGCCTGGACTGGACGCGGAGTGGACGGTGCCGAACGACGCTCCCCGCGAGGTGATCACCAAGGCCGAGTTCGCCCGGCGCGTCGGCATCTCCAAGCAGCGCGTGTCCCAGCTCACCCAGGCCGGCAGCCTGCCGGTGACCGCGGACGGCCGCATCCCATGGCCGGACGCCCAGCGGGTCTGGCTGGCCCGCAAGGCCGAGGACGACAACCCGGCGCACCTGGCCCCCGAGCCGGAGCGGGGTGCGGCGTCCGGCCGGCGGGTGCATCCCGTGCTCGGCCAGCCCCGAGCCGCCGGCGCTGGGGAGCAGACCGAGACCGCGATCCGGTCGTCGCTGACCTACGCAGAGGCCCGGGCGGTCGAGAAGACGTTGCGGGCGCAGCTCCTCGGGCTCCGGCTGAAGCGGGAGAAGGGCGAGCTCATCACCCGGGAGGAGGCCGTGGCCGATGCGAGGGCCGCGCTGGCCTCGCTGCGCGCCAGCGTGCTGGCGCTGCCGGGGCGGGTGAGCTTGCTCTGCGAGGGCAAGAGCGCGTCGGAGGTGCAGGCGGTGCTGGAGGACGCGGTCAACGCCCTGCTCGCCGAGTGGAACCAGGGGCGCTTCGCTGGCCCGGGGCCGGACGTGACGCCATGAGCAACATCTGGCGTGAGGCTGCGGCCGCGGTGTGCCTGCCCCGTCCCCGGCTGACGGTCAGCGAGTGGGCCGACCGCTACCGTGTCATCGCCCAGGGCACGAGCCCGGAGCCCGGGCCCTGGCGCACCGAGCGGGTGCCGTACCTCCGGGGCATCATGGACGCCCTGGTCGACCCGGCGATCGAGACCGTCGTGGTCATGCTGGCGTCCCAGCTCGGCAAGTCCGAGAGCTGCCTGAACATCCTGGGCTACTTCGTGGACCAGGACCCGGCGCCCGTCCTGGTCGTGCACCCGACCATCGAGGCGATGGAGGCGTTCTCGAAGGAACGCATTGACCCGATGTTCCGGGCGACCACCGCGCTCCAGGGGAAGCTGGACTCGGGGCTCGGCGACCGGGGCAACAGCCGCAAGGCCAGCAACACGATCCGGGTGAAGCACTTCCCCGGCGGGTACCTGGCGATGACCGGCGCCAACGCCCCGGCGGGGCTGGCGGCCCGGCCGATCCGGGTGGTGCTCTGCGACGAGGTCGATCGCTTCCCGGAGAGCGCCGGCACCGAAGGCGATCCGGTCAAGCTGGCCCGGCAGCGCACCTCGAACTTCCACAACCGGAAGATCGTGCTCGTCTCGACGCCCACCATCGACGGGCTGTCGAAGATCCAGCACTGGCACGGGCAGGGCGACCAGCGGCAGTACCTCGTGCCGTGTCCCCACTGCGGTGTCCGGCAGGTACTGCGCTGGGAGCGCACCTGCTACAAGAACGCCGCCGGCGAGCGGGACTTCGAGCACGTGCACTACCTCTGCGGGGCGTGCGAGCGCCCGATCGAGGAGCGGCACAAGCCGGCGATGCTGGCGGCCGGCGAGTGGGTGGCGCAGCAGCCGGGCGGGCACGTCGCTTCGTTCGGTGACCTGTCCGCGCTCTGCTCGCCGTGGGTGAAGTGGTCGACGCTCGCCGAGGAGTGGTGCAAGGCCCAGGACGACAAGGACCGGCGGGGCCTGCAGGAGTTCGTGAACCTGCGGCTCGGCCAACCCTGGGTCGAGCACCAGCAGACCATCGCGGTCGAGTACCTCGAGCGGCGCCGGGAGTACTACGGCCCGACGCTGCCGGCTGGCATCGTGCTGCTCACCGCCGGCGTCGACGTCCAGGACAACCGGCTCGAGGCGGAGATCCTCGGGTGGGGCCCGGGCAAGGAGAGCTGGGGCGTCCAGTACCTGCGGCTGATGGGCGACCCCACGCAACCGTCGGTCTGGCAGCTGCTCGACAGCCACCTGACGGCGACCTGGCAGACCGCGGACGGTCGCCGGCTCGTGGTGGCGTGCGTCGCGGTGGACAGCGGCGGCCACTGCACCTCCGAGGTCTACGATTTCTGCCGAGCGCGGGAGGCCCGCCGGGTCTTCGCCATCAAGGGGCAGGGCGGCCAGGGCACTCCGCTCATCGGCAAGCCCAGCCGGAACAACCGGCAGCGGGCCGTGCTGTTCCACATCGGCGTCGACGACGCCAAGGGCACGGTCTTCTCCCGGCTGCTGCTCGACCACGAGGGCGCGGGCTACTGCCACTTCCCCCGGGAAGGGCCGCGCAACTACGCCGCCGACTACTTCAAGGGGCTGCTCTCCGAGAAGCGGGTCGTGGTGCAGCGGGCCGGCCTGAAGAAGGTCGAGTGGAAGAAGACCGCGGACCGCAACGAGCCGCTGGACTGCCGGGTGTACGCCACCGCGGCGCTGGAGATCCTCTCGCCGAACCTGGAGACGCTGGCCGGCTCCGCGGGTCGGGGTGAGCCGAAGCGACCCGCGCCGGCGCCTGGGGGCCGGCGGATCCTGAGCAGAGGTGTGAGCTGATGGCCTGGACGACCCTCGCAGTGGCCCGGGAGCACCTGGCCGCCTGGCTCGCGGCCGACGCCGCGGTGGCGACCGGCCAGTCCTACACCATCGGCTCCCGCACCCTGACCCGGGCGGACGCCGGCCGGATCGCCGAGCGGATCGCCTTCTGGCGGCGGCAGGTCGAGCAGCTGGAGTCGGGGCGCAGCGGCGTGCGGGTCGTGCGCGCCGTGCCCCGGGACGTCTGACCGTGGGGCTGCTGGCACGGATCGCGCCGCGCTGGAGCCTGCTCCGGGAGCAGGCCCGACGCCGGCTGGAGATCCTCAACTCGGGCTACTCCCGTCACGGGGCCAGCCGGACGAAGAAGTCGCTGCTGGGCTGGCTGACCGAGGGCGGCAGCCCGGACCAGGACGTCACCGAGAACCTGGTCACCCTGCGGGAGCGGTCGCGTGACCTGTACATGGGCACGCCGCTCGCCACCGGCGCGCTGAAGACCTTGCGCACGAACATCGTCGGCCAGGGACTGCGGCTCAACGCCCAGGTCGACGCCGCCTCGCTCGGCCTGACGCAGGACGAGGCCGACGCCTGGGAGGCCAACGTCGAGCGGGAGTTCGGGCTGTGGGCCGACACCCAGGCCTGCGACGCGGCCCGCACCAACACCTTCGGGCAGCTCCAGGCGCTGGCGCTGCTCTCGTCGATGATGTCGGGCGACTGCTTCGTGCTGCTGCCGATCCTGCCGCGGCCCGGGTCGATTTACGACCTGCGGGTCCAGCTGCTGGAGGGCGACCGGGTCTGCGACCCGCCCACCGGCAACCTGCAGCAGCTGCAGAGCTTGTATGCCGGCGTCGAGCTCGGGGAGCTGGGCGAGCCAGTGGCGTACTGGGTGGCGAGGTACCACCCCGGCGCGGCGCAGACCCTCTTCGGGCAGGCGACCGCCACCTGGGTCACGCTCGGCAACCCCGGCTCCCCGCAGCTCGTCGAGAACGAGTGGAGGCGGGTCCCGGCGTTCGGCCCGCTCACCGGCCGCCGCAACGTGCTGCACCTGCTCGAGCAGGAGCGGCCGGAGCAGCGGCGCGGCGTGCCCGTGCTGGCGCCGGTGATGGAGTCGCTCAAGCAGCTCGGCCGGTACACCGAGGCGGAGCTGATGGCCGCGGTGGTCAGCGGCTTCTTCACCGCCTTCATCAAGTCGGAAGCGCCGGAGACCCCGCTGGGCCAGGCGCTGCCGGACGACGAGCGGGTCGACCCGGGCAACCCGAACAGCATCGAGCTCGGCAACGGGCTGGTGGTCGGGCTGGCCCCGGGCGAGGACGTCTCGGTCGCCAACCCGACCCGGCCGAACACCGCGTTCGACGGCTTCGTGGTCGCGGTCCTGCGCCAGATCGGCTCGGCGCTGGAGCTCCCCTACGAGCTCATCGTGAAGAACTTCGTCTCGAGCTACTCGGCCAGCCGGGCCGCGTTGCTCGAGGCCTGGAAGATGTTCCGCACCCGCCGGGCGTGGCTCGCCGCCAGCCTGTGCCAGCCGATCTACGAGGAGTGGCTCGCCGAGGCGGTGGCGAAGGGCCGCGTCGTGGCGCCCGGCTTCTTCGGCGACCCCGCAGTGCGAGCCGCCTGGTCGCAGGCCGAGTGGTACGGCCCGGCCGCGGGCCAGCTCGATCCCCGGGCCGAGGCCGAGGCCGCGGTCATCCGGGTGGAGCAGGGCTTCTCGACCCGGGCCCGGGAGACCGCGGAGCTGACCGGCTCCGACTGGAACCGGATCCACCACGTGCGTGTGCGGGAGGAGCGGCTGCGCCGGGAGGGCGGGGTCGTCTTCGAACGCGGTGTGCCGCAGCCGCCCGCCGATCAGGCGGCCGAGGGCCAGGCTCCAGGGGACCCACAGACGGAGGAGACATGAGCACGCAGGCCAGGGCGGTCCCGAGCCACACGCCGCCGAAGAGCAACTCCGAGAGCTGGGATGCGACCGCGGCGGTGGACCGCCTGCGGAAGTGGGCCAGCAACGACGGCTCGGGCGCCAAGGACAAGATCGACTGGGGCAAGTACGAGTCGGGCTTCGCCTGGCACGACGACCAGGCCGGCGAGCACTTCGGCGCGTACAAGCTCCCGCACCACGACGTCGAGGGCAGCCGGCTGGTCGTCGTCTGGTCCGGCGTGGCCGCGGCGATGAGCTCGCTGGTCCGCGGGGCCGGCGGCATCCCCGAGGACGAGCGGGAGGCCGTCTACAACCACCTCAAGCGGCACTACGCCCAGTTCGACCAGGAG